TGCTGATGCCCTCGTTTGCAATGTAGAACAACATCACGGCCGACATTGCGGCAGGCGTTCCACCGAGTATGTATGTATCGGCAATATGGCCAACTGCTACAAAGACCAGTATCAGAAACTTCTTTGCCAGACCTCTGAAACCAACCTCTGATGATAAGCGCTTTTCTATGACCGCCACAATCACACCTGTGATATAGTCCAGTGCCATAAACGCTATCAACGCCCAGAATAGCCCCGTAACCTCGCCGTACATAAAGCCTAAAACCGCCCCGACAGCTCCTGCTATGCTGTCAATAATTATCTGTATCTTGCTCATTTTTTCGTCCTTTCCGCCTATTCGGCGCTGTTTGCTTCTTCTTTTCCCTGCTTTGCGAGTATTGCGAGCGCTTCCTCGCTGTCATCAGGGATCACTCTTGCCCCCTGCATAACTGCATCCTCGGATTCTATACCGCCGAGGACAAACGTTCCGTCCGGAAATATCTGCATTTTCATCACCTACGCTCTCTTGTTTGTATACTTTATCATGAATGACAGGGTCTTTGCTCCTGTCACCGACATTGTTATATTGCCGTTTTCTATGTTGAGATGCTCAACGGAGCCGTCTACGCTCAGTACATCCCTGTCGTATGCCGTTGCAATTGTCAGCGTCAGCACTATTCGGTTTCTGATAGGATTCGTGTTGCTGTCATAGTACGGTTCGATTTCGACTTGATTGTACCCCTCACCGTAAGTTGCATACTCAAAGCTCTTTGACAGTGCCGAAGACACAGTGCCGTATATCACAAGATCGGTATCGCACATCCAAGCTCGCCACGTTTTGTCATCGCACCAGCGTGTATAAGAGCGTTTGCGGGTTACCGATGTGTACCGTTGCACCGTGTTAAATCCTGTCGCTGAGATGAATCTGACATTATCGACCGTAAGCTCAAACGGCTCATTTGCACTTACAGGGCGGTTTGTAATGTATTGAGCTGACGCCGATGTACAGAAATACCGTTTGCTCTTGCCTTTGTCATCGGCTATATTTAACATCAGCGTGTTCAAGTCTACCGTCTGACCTGTCAAGTCTGAAGCTTTAAGATAATCCTTACTGTCAAGCTCGGATACTGTAGCCGCACCGACTTCGGTAGCAGTATACGCAGGCTTATTCTCGGTTTTCGTCCATTCGGGCATATCCGTAATATCTGACATATTATGTGTATGATTCTTCTCTGCCGCCCCGACTTCTTCCGCTGTATACACAGGCTTGCTTTCGGCTTTTGCCCAGTCGGATATCTCATCGGATTTCAGATATTCTGACAGGTCTATACCTGTTCCACCCGCCGCATTAAGTGCGCCCGAAATATAAAGGTTTCCGGCATCATCTACCACTAATGCGTTACTTCGCCTGTCCTCACCGTAACCGTTTCCGATAACCAAAAGCGCATTGCTTGTTGTGCTATTATATCTACCCATAGCAGTCATGTGCTCACTTCCGGCTACAGTATAATATCCCGAGGCATGGCTATTACTGCCGCTTGCCACAGTTCCCATACCCTCAGCATGTGCGCACCGTCCCATTGCGAAAGTATTCATACCTTCGGCGTGTGCACTTTCGTTGCTGGCTGTCGTTTCTCTGCCCTCTGCGTGGCTGTAAGGAGCAGTCGCTGCTGTCTTACTTCCTTCGGCGTGTGCATAATATGATTCAGCTTTATTACCGGAATAATCGTTGAAGATCTCACAATTCTTATCGCTGTTTGTATATTTACCCACACCGTCATTTCCGCCGCTTGTTGCTTTTTTCCCCACACCGTCAAGGCGCTTTTCTGTTTTACTTTTTACTTGTACCGGTGTTTTAGACTGTTCGTTTGACGCAAGTGTCATTTCCAAAACGGTTGCCGTTGCCTCATCGGTAAGCTCCGCAAATGCACAGCTGACCTTATGCGCTCCTCGATACTTCCATACCAGCGTCGTCGGGAAAAATGCTATTGTACGATTAACATCTATTTTTCCACCGCTTCCGCATAAAGTATCAAAGCATTCGATCGCAGGATTACCGTTAAAAGAAAATTCAACACGCCGCAGTGCTATAGTCATAGCGTCTGCACAGGATTGAAACGCCGATTTTCGTGTTTCTATCGACAACGACTGCAACAGCGGATTCTCGGGAATATACAATGTGGCTTTTCTTGCCGCTGAATCATCAAGCGTTGAAATGTTTGTATACACATACTGCTCGCCGTCAAATGTTGTTGAAAAATACTTCATCAGCGCACGGAGATCAAAAAATTCCGTTCCGGTACGCTCGTAGCCCTCTACCGTATAATCCGGATCATATATAAGTGCATCGTCAACAGTTGTTGTTTTTTCCTTTAGCTTTACTATTTCGAGCTTGCCGTATCGGTTAATTCTCGCCGATGCCGCCATTATCGCACAGCACCACTCGATCAAATCCCTGTATGTCTGTATTTCTGTTGAAATTGTAGAATCTACAGTCAGATTGTCGTTAGGATACGCACCGAAATCTGTTGTTGCAAGTTCGATACCAACATCTGCGGCGGCGTCTTTAATGTGCTGCTGTACAGTCTTTCTGCCACCTGCATACGCTGATATATTAACATCAAATCTTGTACTGTCATCAAAAGCCGTCAACTTATGAATACTGCCCTTGCGCTTTGTAAGGCTGTTGTCTACCGTGAATACTCCGAGCGGTACACTTTCCCATGTGCCGTCGGCAAGCTGTATTTCGTATTTCGGCGTTATCCTTGCATTCGCATAAGTCCTTGTCAGGAAGTTATCGTCATACACCGTTATATCAAGCTGATTTGTGTAGAACGTGCCTATTTCAAAGGTATCACCCGATACAAGCTGTTCTTTCAGCGTGACGCTGTTGTTAACAATAATATCATCGGTTATGTTTATCGTTTCACCGTCACAGAGCTTAATTGTACCTGCAATGCGGTCTGTGCGGTTTTTATCCTTAATCGCCGCCGTGTAAGCGGCTGATACATCAAGCATAGAATCACCTCTTACTCTTAATATTCGATAAAGTTTACGCTTAAATCCCACAGCGTTTCTGCGGCGGTATCGGCATTAAGTACCATAGTTGCGCTTCTGTCACCGGCGTACATTGTGCAGGTCTTTGTGCTCGCAGTAGTCGGATCGAAAAATGTCGCAGAAAACGAATCGGGAGAAATCGCATTTGCTATAGCGGAAAGCTGCGACCTGTTCACCCTCCACGTTACCTGTATCTTGTACACCCCTTCTCTTATGCGATTGCGAAACATCACGCCTGTTTCACTTCTGCCGCTGTCCTCGCTGTCAAGGTCGGAGCGCTGTACGCCGTATGATTTGGGCGAAATCGGTGTGAAGCTGCCGAATTTTATAAGTGTCTGCATATTAACTCCTTCCGTTAAGTCTGCGGTTTCTGACGGCATTATAGCGTGCTACGGTTTCACCGACCGTATCTCCGTCTATATCGACCGTGACGTGTATATCTGCGGATTGACCGCCTGTACTGTCTGACATAGCCGAGCGTACAGCGTTATATATTGCTGTTTCTATGCTTGACGAGTTCGCAACTGCGGTACGGTTACCGATAGTGCCGACAAGCTCAGGGCCTCTTTCATTTGCTATGAACAGATCGCCATAGTCGGGGAAACCGCCGTCGGCGTATTTTTTTAACGCTAAAAGTCCTAAGCCACCCCAGGTATCCGGACTGTTAATCTGCCCGCTTTTCTGCAGTTCTTCATACGCTTTCTGCGGATCGTATGTGCTGAACTGCTTTACCGCATAGAGCGCTTCGTTGGAGGTAAGTCCGTTCTTTTCAAGAGCCATGTTCCACGCCTTAGAAGGATCGTATCCGGAACGCATATATTCGTTTGAATCAAGCTGTGCCAGGCCTATAGCTGTTCCGTATTTGCTAGATAGATCTATTTCTTTGAGTTCATCTGCGTGCGTCATTTCAAAAAGACCGGCGCCTACACTCTGCCAGAAGTTAGACCAGCCTTTTCCGAGATCCCCGAAAAGACCTTCAAACATACTGTTTATCTTTTCAAGTCCACCAAGCAAATCACCGTTAGCAAACTTATATATACCTTCTCCAATGCCTTGCCAGAAATCAGACCAACCTTCCCCCAAATCACCGAAAAGTGATTTAAACCTGTCATTAAGCCGCACCAGAGCATTGTACTGCTCCGTTTCGTTGCCGTTGAAAATATCGAAAATATCTTCACCTACGTCTTTAAAGAATTCTACAAATTCTTCTCCGAAAAGATCCGTGATTATCTCGTTTGCCTTATTAAGAACTCCCGATAAACCGTCAAGCAAACCGTCAAAGTCAAAATTCAAGCCTAAAGATGTTTCTAAAGATGTTCCGCCGACCTGCTCCTGCACATTGCTCATTGCTTCCGCAAGGCCCTCCGCATTCTCAACATCATCGCTTGACACCACGCTCGAAGCAAGCGTACCTGAATTTCCCGACAGTCTGTTAAGCTCGTCAAAACCTGCAAGACTGCGTTTTACACTGTCTGTAAGATTATCTGTGCTTTCTGCAACATCATCAACGCCCTCAGACGCATCACTTGCCGCTTCATTTTCTTTTTTCAGCTTTTCGGAGCTGTCCTCTACGCTTTCTGTCCCCTTGTTTGTCGCCATACCGAATAATGCCAGCGCACCGACTATTATTCCTATCCAGCCCATAGTCGCTTTTAACGCACTTGCGAACGTAAGCTGTTTTGGTATCAGAAATGCAAGTACACCGCTGTAAGCCGCTTTTGCAGCAGCCATAAGCCTTGTTGCCATTGTCACGGCAGGTATTGCCACAGCCATACCGATAGCGATTTTCATCATTGTCTGCTGTGCAGGCGTTGCCGCTTCAATCTTCGCTTGTATATCCGCTACAATACCGCCAAGCCCTCCGACAGCTTCTGCTACCGTCATTATCACGGGCTTTAAAGCGTTAAAAGCACCCGACAACACAGGAAGTACGCTCTGAACAAGCGGCAGGAGCGCTGTACCGGCTTCTGCGGCAAAATCCTCAAGCTCTGCCTTGAATGTCGTAAGCGCACCCGAATAGGTATCGTTTTCCTTTGCGTAGTTTCCTGCCGCATAGTCCGACTTATCAAGGAACATCTGCATAGCGGCATTGACCTTCTGCTGTGTGGTAGAGAGCTTTCCAAGTCCCTTTTCCTGTGCGTATATCTGCAGGTTCGTGTCGTTTATGGCAACACCGAGATTATCCATCATTGTGAAGTTGCCCTTTGCCATGCCTGCAACAGCTTCCATAGCGCTGTCTACGGATATGCCCATAATACTTGCCACATCAGACGCACGTTGCATAGACTGCGTTACCATATCGGCAGACTGTGCTACCGAAAAGCCCGAGCCCTGAAAGAGCGAACCCATTTTTGTGGCGGTCGCAAGATACTTGCTCTGTGAAAGTCCAAGCGAAGAAGCGGCAGTTTCTGCGGTTTTCTGAATCGTGCCGGCATAATTCTTGAATACCGACTCCGAACCGCCTATGTTCTGCTGAAGGTCTCCTGCAAGACTTATAGCTTGCTTGACCATATCGCCTATCCCAAGAGATGCAAGACCGGAAGCAAGACTTTTGAAAGATTCCATAGCGCCGGCAGAAGTATCTTCGCTCTGCTTTTTCACGTTCACAAGATTATCGTTGACCTGTCTTATCTTACGGTCAAAATCATCCTTGTTTGCACTGACTATAACGTTCAGTTCTTCTACTGTCACTTACTGTACCTGCCTTTCGTAGCTTCCGCATATTCAGCCATATTCTGCTTTGATAACTCCCAGTCCGACACGGGTATTCCCTCCGACTTATCACGTCCGTACAGCTTAGGAAATGCCTTTTCGATGCTGTGCGGATATTGCCTTGGAGCGTTGACACCTATGGCAACAAGTTGACCGATGCTATAAGCAAAGGCACACATCAAGCGTTCATTAAACTCGATGTGTGCCTTGTCATATTCGTTTTTTGCCTGTATTGCCTGCGTTATTTCCCGTACCGATAAGTCCCAGAAATCTTTATGCGTTATCTCTGCCGACAGTGCCGGGCGGTAGAGATTAGTTATCAGCTCTCCTGCACTGCTCCACTCTCTGCCTTTTCTGCGAGCGCCAGCAGTTTTTCTGCCTGCTGACGCTTGAAAAAACCCGACACCGTAAGCGTCTTGAAGAGTATTTCCGCCATATCCGAAAGGTCGCCACCTGCGTCTATGTAATCGTCATAGATCTCCTGCGCCTTTCTGATGTCGATATTCGCCTGAAAGCGATTTAAAGCACCCCACAGATACAGCGTTACTGTTTCAAGCTTGTCGAAATCCGCCATACCCGCAACAAGCGACTTGCCTGTTTTCTTCTCGATCTCGATTGCCGATGAAGCCGAGATTTTGAGCTTGTACTCAGTGTCACCGATTTTCAGTGTTTCATAAGGTAATCTGTTTTCTTCCATTTTAATATCCTCCGTTCGTTTGATTTTTTTTGCATAAGAAAAGCACACCCTCTCAGATGTGCTTAATAAATTTTATTTCTCAGCGCAATTACAGCACTGTGTCGCTTCCGCCCGACATATGCTTGTTTATATAATTGACTATCTTGTCTGCTTCATACTTCTTATCTTTATTTACAGCCACAGCTACTGTTTTTGGCTCACCGTCGCTTGTATAATTTATTATGATAACATATTCAGTCACATTCTTAGGTCGTGATGCGATAATTGCACCCGGAACGCCGAACAGTAACGCTCCCGCAACGGTCGAGCCTGCAGAAGCTCCTTTGAGTTCGGAGTTCGTTTTCAACAAAGCAGACGTTATTTTTTCTGCCTTAAGAACAGAATCTTTTTTGTTTACCGTAAAAACTATCCTGTCACCAAACAAGGACAACAAACATTCGCACTCCCCCTGTGGCAATCCGTACAGCGCCACACCGTAGCATTTTACAATGAAACGTTTAGATGAAGATATACTTTTACCGCCCGACTTTTTTACTTTCCTAATCCTGTAAACGCCATAAAGCAGGAAAAGCAGTGCCAAAGCGAGCATTACCGCACCGACGGTTCCTTGATTGCTGAAAAAAGCGAAAAAAGAAGCGATTAAAAGTATTGCTCCGGGTATAAAACAAACAACAGCTAATACCATAAATATTCCCTCCGTGATACTATATTTTTCTTTATAATACCACGAAGGGTTATAAATGTCAAGTTATGCCGCAGCAGTTACGTCCTCAAGCTCTGTAAGAGGTGTGCTTCTGAGCGTGAATTTCAGTGCCGCATTGACCTCTGCCGCAGAACGCTTTACCGATACCTTTGAGCTCCACTGATAGCCCGTATTATCCGGATAAATCAGCTTGAACCACACGGTTGCGTTCGATGTCTGTAACGCTCTCAGCGTGGAATACGCCGCCGCTACGTCTGCTTCCGACACGGCAGGATTTTCATCTTCATCGTTATAAAAGAACGTGAAGTCCAGATCGCCGTAGTCCTTGACACCGGGTATGTAACGCTTCGCACCGTCCGCAAGGTTCGTTACATCGACCTTTTCGGGATCACCGCCCATATCGGGAGTTGACTGCAAGCCATAAAGCGTCTTAAATGTGCCTGTCTTTGTGTCGGCATACTGTAATTTTGTGCCTTTTGATAAAAGTTCCATAATAATTTTCCTTTCTGCTTAAGGGCTATAAACCCTGTGATTCAGTTCATCTATTTTTGCGGAAAACCGCATACATTTACGCTGTAATTCGCCGTCGGGCATCATCTGTCCGAATATACGGCGAAAGCCTTTCGATACCATTACAGCGCTTATCTGTGCCGACATATCGGCTACAACAGCAGGCGTGTCCGCCTTATCCCATACATCAATCTGTACCGTGATAACCGACAGCCGCTCCGCACCGTGAAGTACGGTGTCGCTCTGATTTGCTATCTCACTTAACGTAATGACAGGAAAATCGGCTGTGGTGTCGGGGAACTGCAATTCCACCGTGCCTATATCGGCAAGCATATTAGCAATTGTGGGTATAATATCTATCATGCCATTGCGCTCCTTATTGCTCTTGCAAGCTCAACCTTGCAGGACTTGAAAACATACTCCCTGTTGCCAAGCAACGCAGGATAAAGATACGGTTTCGGCGGTGCACCGTTCGTTATATGCCAGTTGCCTTTAGCGTCCTTGTATCTCCACGGTTGCATCGTGTGAGGTACACCCGGTGCGCCGTGCTGACCTGTGCCGAACTCTACAAACATGGCATATTCAACGTTTGTACCGACCGCCCAGACCTTAGGCTCAAGGTGTTCTGTAGAGATACTGCCTTTCAGCCTTCCTGTATCATACGGGCAGTTTACCTTTGCGTCACTCTTTATCTTCTGAACGCCTTTACCTATGCCCTTGTCTATTGCCGCATCTACGCTTCCGCCGAGCCGTCTGAGCTTAACCATAAGCCCTTCAAGTCCTTCGATTGACATTTCCATATGCTTAGGTCCTTTCTGCCGTTGCACTGTCGTGCATAGTGTAATGTGCGACGGAGAGTATATTATAATCTGCTTCGTCACACCTTACTATATCTCCGACTTTAAGCATGTCTTTATCCGTTGTTGCTATCGTCAGCATACCGTGTATTCTCTCGCCGTACAGTTCGACAGATACGCTGTCGGTTACCGGCTTTACAACAGCAGATATTGTCGCTACCTGTTTAAGCTCCGATACCGTTCCCACATAGTCGCTTTTCTTTGATACCTTGCGATACACCGCAAGCGTTCTTGCATCAACCGTCATCATTCGCACGGATAACACCGACCTTTCTGGGATAATCCTGTAATCGTTTCTGCATATCGGGCGGCAGATCGGATATAAAGGAACGGGAAATACCGCCCTCGCTGCGAGCGGTTTCTCCCTCTGCTCCCTGTCTGTTATAGGCTATAACGGCAAGCTCTGTCTGCACGCTGACAAGCCTTGCAGGCATCTCATCTCTGCCGATAACGTCAAGGATAGTGTCCTCTGCACTGTCAAGAAGCACGGCGAGCAGTCCGTCCTGCTTTTCATCGGAAATGCCAAGACGGATTTTAAGCGTTTCCAGTGCTGTCATTGCGTTTCTCCTTACGATGTTGACTTAGGCAGTATCTTAATGCCGGTCAGCACACCTGCTTTTTTGGTGTTCTTGAGCGCAACACCGGCGATAAGCTCAACATCACCTTTCTTTACCGCTCCGGGCGCTGTAAGGTCGGGCATATAAGAGGATATTACCTTTGTACCTGTAGGCGAAATACCGTGAAAAGCGTCAAGACCTATCTTTATTGCGTAAATATCCGTTGTACCGTAAGCGGTAGTTGAGGGCGCTGTAGTATCAACGATATCTACCGAAGCCGTACCGTTGTAATATTCGCCACAGTCAAGCAGTGCTATGCCGTTGTAATATTCAACAGGAGTACCGAATGAATCTTCGTTTCTGCTGTAATAGCCTGCTCTCCTTGCACACGCTCTGAGTTTTGCCAGCATTTTTCCGTTCATAAGGAGCATATCTGGCTTGCCGTCAAGCAGTGAAAGGAAGCTGTCAAGCTCATCAAGGAACGCATTATAGTTAGTATCGGTAAGCGCCGATGTTGAAAGGTCCGCCGTTGACGTTACCTTTGTGTCCGCTGTTGAAAGTATCTTTTTTAATCCGTCAAACGTGCCTGTTACATAGCCTGCGCCCGAAGCGGCAGATGTGCCGTTAATAACAAGGTTCGTAAAATAGTTGGATGTTGCCTTTATCTTCTGCTCTGCCTGGAATGCGAGTTCATCAACTGCGCCGCTTGTGTTGGCTATAACTCTGTCAACCTCAAACGAACCGCCCATGATTACCGCTTCAGTCGTTTTCTTTTCTCTCTTTGCTTCGCTTGCCGTGTACTCACTGTTTATGGTACGCACCGAAGCGGTAGCAGGTGTTTTGAGCTGTACATATCCGTATGACAGCGTTGAACCGTTAGTGCCGGGTGAAATTGAATTGTCAAATACAAGTCTGTCAAGGAGAAGGCTTGAACGTCTGAATGTGTCGATTACCTGCTGATCCACCTTATCAGCCATACCGACTTTTGCTTCTGCGAGTGTGATTGCCATAATTTTTTACCTCTTTCTGATTATTTCCCTGCCTGCTTCATTCTCAGGGCTTCGGCAAGAGAGGCAGGTTCAGTTTTGCCCTTGCCCGATGCGCCTATTTTCGGCGGATTGCCCTTCATTCTTTCGTTGACCGCACATTCAACGGCTTCAGCAAATGCCTTGCTGACCGTTTCAATGCTTGTCTTGCATTCATCCGCACCGGTATAGTCAAGCACAGCGGCAAGCCCTACAGGAAGTCCCTTATCCGCAAGCTGTACCTTAGCTTCCGCCATAAGCTCACGCCTTGTAACCTCCGCCTCACGCTTTGCAAGCTTTTCCTCAGTCTGCTTACGCTGGTACTCGGCTTTCTGCTCTGCGTTCATTTTTTCGAGCTTCTTCGCCTCCGAGAGTTTCTCGTCTGCGTCCTTCTGCCACTTTGTTTTTGCTGTTTCCAGTGCCTTGCTTACACGCTTGTCAAACTCAGACTGCATATCCTTGTCCTTTAACATATCGTCAAAGGTTGGCTTCTGCAATGCGTTATCCTGAGCGTCACCGCCGTTATCGGCAGTCTGATTTCCGGGAACGTTTGCGCTTGCGCCACCGTCCCCCTCGCCCTCTGCGAAGTGCTGTAAGCCGATGAAAATTCTTCTGTTGTTCATGTTTCTGTCCTTTCTCCGCCCACTGCGTTCATTGCCCACAACGTTCGGAATAAATTGTTTTTGGGTATAAAAATACCGCTCCTTTCGGGGCGGTAAAATTATTAAGTTTTGTGCAATCAATTGCACACGGGTATAAGAAAACCGCTCACTGCTGTGGGCGGTTTTGTTCATATAAATTCAATAATGCTGTCAGTAAAGTCGCGATTGCTTACAATCGCAACACAGTTCTCCATATCGTATATTGGAACAGGTGCGAATTTTTCTTCACCGATTTTAATGTGAGAATATGGCTTTTCAGGCATTGCGGATAATTTTAAAACGCGATATTTGCCAATTGAAAATGATGATAAAATCTTATTCATAGCTGCCATACTCCTTTACATATTTTTTTAGCTCTTCTTCATAGCTTTTTAAATGATGTTTTGTGGTTTCTATTTCATTCCTCGGGATTTTATATTTCTTACTGTTCTCAATAAGATACTTTTTAGCCTCAATTTCATTCAGTATAGTTCTCAATGGTTCTGGCTTATCTGAATTTAAATTCCCTATATTCTGCATATAATGATGTGTTTCCTCTAAGACATCACTTATGCATACGTCATTTCTAAACAGCAATGTATCTCCGACAATTGCGGCACTTGCGCCTACATCATCAAGGTGTTTTTCTATTTCATCACTGCCGCGAATAATATTGGCGCCGTTTTTTCGTGCTTCTATTGTTAAATTGTTGAACTGTTCATCGCTAATAAAACGAAGTTTATCTCTTGATTTACCCAACTTTCTTAATCTTTCTTTTATTATACCACTTCCGCCCGATTTGTCAACACTATTAGCCTTATAAACCAGTTTTCCGTCCTCAGTTTTCTGCAAATTCTTGACCCACTCGTCAAAGTCAACATCTGCGCCTATCTCATCGCCCAGTTCGGCAAGCTCTTTATCAAGATCCTCCTCGCTCGGCAGAACAGGGAGCGTTGTAGAACGGCAGAACGGGTGCATAGGCGGAAGATTTACACCTGCCTGTGCACTGTTACGCTTGAACACCTTACCGTCAAGCTCACGGCATAGATCACTTGTGCGGCTGTCAAGACAGGCGGAAAACTCGTATTCGTCAATGTCAAGCTCCTTGTAGCCGTACAGCTCCGCCATATTTGCAACGCAGGTGGTTTCCGTCCGGACAAGCCTGCGTGCCTCGAAAGCGCCGACACCGCAGCGGTTCATTATATCGTCCGCCATATGCTGCTCGGACTTTCCTGCCATAATGCCCACAAGCATATCGTGCTTCAGTCCGTCTGCAAGTGCGTTTGTGTTATCCCAGACACGCTGGGAGAACATCTGACCGCTCCAGTTGGTAGACAGGATAACTTTAACACGGCTTTCGGGAATTAAATCAAAAGCCGCACGGTAATCCGCACCCTTCGTCACATCGAAAACCGTCTGCATATACGCTCTCTGAATTATATCGCCCAGATGCGCTGTATCAACGCCTATTTCGGCGTTTGCAAGGCGTGAGCACATATCACTTATCTTGCTGTCAAGATCATTCAACCGTCCTATTCTGTGGGCGTATGCGGGTGAAGACAACAGCGTTTCAAGCTCCTGCTTTCTCTGCTCATCGGTGCAGGTGGCAAGAGCGGTCTTCATCTGTTCAAACATAGACTTATTCGGTGCGTTTTTGAGCATTGTTTCGGCTTCGGCAATACTCAGTTCAAACTTATCTGTAAAGGCGTTAAAAACGTCATTTGCCTCACCTTGCAGATACCGTGCTGTTGCGTAATAAGCCTTACCGAGCGTATCGGCGGTGCTTTCCGCTTTTGACGTGTAGCTTACCATTCGCTCTGCGGCTCTGTCCTCCCAATATTTCTTACTCGGATTCTTCATTGCTTTCGCTCCTTGCAAGCGGTGTGTTCATAAACATCTGCTGCTGTGTCGCTATAGCGTCCTGCTTCTGCTGTCGGAGTTCTTCTGCGGCACTCTGAGGATCTTTAACAAACGGCAGGAGCGACAGTAAAGTTTCCTGCGGCACTTTACCGTCAAGCGTTGCCACCACCTGGGATAATTCAAGCTCATTTTGAGGAAGCGAGCGTGTAAAGGTTATGTCTATCAGCTTCGGATCGATATGACCGCCCTTTATACCGATTATGTTGGAAAGGCACTCAAGGCGGTAACGTAAGCCTTCTGTGAAATACCGCTCTTTCGTCTTGGTTATCTGTTCAAGGTTCAATAGCTTGTACTTCATGGCAACACCCGAAGCATTCCCTGCAAAACTTTCATCCGACATATCGGGTACGCCCGAAATCTTGTGAATATCGGTAACAATACTCTTTCTCAGCACTTCCACGCTTACTTCATCAAACTGCCGTGTCAGAAAGCCTATTTCACCGTCCTGCGACAGCTCTACGACCCTGTTGCGCTGAATATCGCTATAAGTTTCCGTTTTTTCATCGTCTGTTTCACCGAGTATCTGACCTTTAATGTACATCAGGCTGTCAACGAACTGCTCCTTGTCGTTAACCCTGTCTGACTGCAACGTGTTATATGCGTCAATAAGGCTTATGACCTGCTCAAAATCGCCCTGTCGCTGACCGTCATTATAGATCTCATTCAGCGGTACTTTGCCGAAATAGTGCGGTATTATCTCGCCCTCCGATTTAAGTCCGAAGTTGCTTGTAAGCTCAAAGCACTGCGTTATCGTATCAGTCATAAGCTGACACTTGAAACACTCAGGCGTACTGTTGCCCGGCACGAAAACCGGATAGTAATACACGGCAAATACGGGATTTTGCTCCACAGTATCATCATAAACGACAAATGCGGACAGCGGAGTGATACGGGCAAGCTTCGGACGGCTGTCAGTGTCCATATAGATAAGTTCGTATGCTCTGCCGAATATTGCGGCATCGAGTGCAAGATCTGCGTCCTGCGTACTGCTGTCAGCATAAGAAAGGCAATCGGTTATTGCCGTAATATCCGTATCATCTTTACCGCTGTAAGAAACAGGAGTAGCTATCAGATACGAAGATGTAAACTTTGCGATATATGCGGCGTGGTTTATCATAACACGGTTGTTGCTCAGCACATCGTCACTTTTACGCCTGTCGCAGATGCGCTGTCTGCCGCAGTAGTAATTATCCAGCATCGTAAGGCGTGGCATTTCGTACTTATCGTGCTTTTCTATGTAATCCCGTGCTAATTTCGGCGTTATCATCCCCGCCGTTTTGTCCGTTGTGAAAATCGGTGATGTTATCATAAAATCTCCTTAATAAATGCCTAATTTCCGCTTGCTGAGCGTTGATTTCACTATCTTCCTGCCGATATAGTCCTCAAGGGCATAACGGATAGCGTCTATGGTGTGATTGTTCTTGTCGGGGAAGTCCGCTTTCAGCTCTCCCCTACTGTCACGGTCAAGTTCATATTCGTTGAACTCACGGGCGGCATTCGGGCAACGTGTACCGTCAATAATAATCTCTTCAAGGTTCTGAAGCCAAGTTATACCGTGCTCGACGCTTCCCGGACCTTTGACTGCCGTCCTTATGCGAAAACCCCTGTCCCGAAGCTCGTCGTTTGAGCGTGGCTCGGCAGACTCGGCAATGATTGTACCGTTCTGCGTGTTCTCCTTGCGGATTGCATTTGCAATAACGTCATACTTTGCAGCGCACCTGAAAAATTCGTAAAAAATAAACAGCCTGTTTCGCTTGCTGTCGAAATGAGCTGTTATATATACAAACGGGTCTGCGCCGTAGCCCCAGTCTATACCACGCTTGATATGATCAAATGACTTTATTTCCTCGTCCGTAATAGGACGGATAGTAATGTTTGTGAACACCTCTGCGCCCGTGCCGGTCACCTCTCCGAGATATTCATGCCTGTACTGCTCCGGCTTTGTCTGCTCAAGGTGCTTTGCTTCAATCAAAAACTGTTCTCCGAGCCATTCTGCCGGCACAGAACGATAGTCGCTGTGATGCACTATCTTGTCCGAGCGGGGAACAAGCACCTCGCTGTTTATCCAGTTTCTTTGGCTTTTCGGCGGATTGAACGTGTAAAAAACGGTGTATGTCGCACCGCCTCTGAGCAGGGATTGATTGATGGTGCGTATCTCTTCCATACCGCCGAACTCGTCCGCCTCCTCATACCACACATAGCGGATATAGCCCTTTCTGACTTTGGTAGATTTCAGCTTTTTCGGCTTGTCAGCACCACGGAATAAAATACGCTGTCCTGTCGGCGTGTAGACAAGCTCAAGCGGTGACTGCCTGCACTGCCATAAGTGCGACACGCCGAGCCTTTCTATTGCCCACAACAGCTGTTCATACACGCTGTCTTTCAGATATAAACCTACTTTTCGGATAACGACCGCATTCGCCATAGGATCTTTCATCATACCGAGCGGAATTTCCGTTGATGCAAAAGATGATTTTGTCGAGCCTCTGCCGCCTTTGAGCCAGTAATGCGTGTGCCTGTCTGCCTTTATATCCTTGTGCAGATCGTAGAACGAGGGCGCTATAATGTCGCTGAGCTTAACAGTCGTCAACTATCTTCACTCCCACATCCCCGTCAATACTGACCTTCTGCGTGTACTCCCCCGTCATCTTATTCAGCGTGTCTATAGCTCTGATACGGTCCGACAGCTCGTTCTGTTTATTCTTAGCTATATCGGAAAGTATCGCCTGCCGTTCTCTTGCCGTCATTATTCGGGCAGTCTGGGCGTCTTCGGTGAGCTGTTTTATGTATTCCGTAATTGTAGTATTTTGTAGTAATTTTGAAGCATTAGTATTTGCATACTTTTTGCTGTATCCTGCCTGTATCGCACTCTGGGCGGCATTACCGCACTGAGCGTAGTATTCGGCGAATTTCTTCTGTCTTTCGGTCACGGTAACACCGTCCTTTCTTTTGGGTATAAGAATACCCGACACCGTTGTGCCGGGCTTCAGGAGGAAAACTTATTATTGTAGTTTTCCCATTCTAATTTTAGCACACTTGATTTCGGACATCAATAGGACAACGGCGGACATTGGCGGACATTAACGGACATCAGCGGACAATTCTTTGAAATATCTGTCTAATGCCTTGCGTAATGATTCTCCGCTCGTTTCATCACACATACCTGCAACCTCGTCCCATGTAAACGTCTTAGATCCACAGCCTATGCAATACAGCTTCAGCGCCTTGTGAAATCTTCTGACCGGTATTGCGTCTATAAAAGCACATATTTTCTCGTTTTCGGCTTCTATACGGCTTTTCTCATTAAGAAGCGATACAGTACCAAGCCCGTGTATATAACCTTCGTCTTTTTTTGTCACAAGCTGATATGCCGGCGGTCCCGCTGAACCCTGAGTACTTATCAGCACTTTTTTCTTGCCGAGTTGCCTGTCTATACATTCAAGCAGCTCACAATTTGCACGGTATTTTTCTAAATCTGATAATGTCATTCCGTTTCCTCCTCTTTCTGAACTGCCTCATCGCAAAAATCTTTTGCAGGACAGTCTTTGCACTCTTCTGCTATTGGATGTCTACAGTAAAATCCGCATTCTTTCACCAATGCAATTCTGTCTTTCGGATCTGACCAGTCCATTTCTGTTTTTCCCTCAGCGTAATACTTGTCCATTTCAGGTGCTCGGCTGACTTCAATATCACAGAAATTTGCGTCCTCACAGCTGCTTGTGCATAATGCGAGCGCTTTTGCTTTACCTCGTGTTTCGGCGAAAACAACTGCAGAAGCTGTTTCATATTTTTCGTTTACAATCCAGGCTTTCATGTTTCCTCCTTAGGCGCTTCTGGAAGCGGCATCCAATGAGTAACCCGTGCACGTCCTCTATGGATAAAATGATCGATAGACCAATATCCTTTATCGATGTTTCGTATTCCTTTTTGTGACACAGTGCATACTAACACCTCTTCCTGATCCGGCGGAAGCTTGTCCTCCCACTTTATCCACTTTGGTATTACTTGCCCACAAAACAAGCAGGTTTCAGTTGCGGGTTTGCGTTTACTACTCGTTACCTGCTTACTTATCGGCGGTTTAGGAAACGGCATCCAAGCAATGACGACTTCACGACCGTTAAATCTTCCATCTTTGCAAAACCCTTTTTTCTGCTTAAATTTTTCGGCCGTTTCAATAGCATATAAGTCTTGCTCTACACTGATTCTGCCTGTTTTTGTGTCAAGGATGGCGATGTGATTCCACGACTGTTTTTCAGGAAGTCTATCTTCCACGCTTATCCATTCACTCATATTTTTCCTCCTTCAATTATTTCTTTCTTGATCATAGCAAGATATGTATCGACAATTCCTTCCCATTCCGCAGACGTTTTGTCGATTTCTGCTTCTTTTGCAAATTCTTCAACTATCGGCTTTATGCAGTTCAGAAAAATATAAAACCGTACTACGCTTCCGAGTTTTATATTTTCTTGTATCTGCGCATCTAAAGATCCTTTCGGAAGCGTTATCAGCATATTTACTTCGTTTTCGGTCAAAAACTGATCAATAATTTTACCAAGCGTTTCGATGTTCAGCTTATCAAACTTTTCCATCCTCTATACCTCCATAATCCGTATACCTGCGATCTCTTCGCCGCATATTTCGCAGTAATGTTTAATCATTTAAATTTCTCCTTTCAAATCCTTCCTCGCCGGTCATCAGCTCGATACACCTCAGTGCAAGCATCAGCTTGACATCGTGATTTCTTGTGCTGTTGATCTCACATCTCAGCTCGTCCGACCTTCGTATATTCTCCTGGTATCCGACCTCTGCCTCGTGATTTTTCCGTGTTTTGTCTGCGTCCTTGCGATAATCACAAAGATATGCGTCCTTACGCTCTTTGCAAAGTCCCTTCGGAAGCTGACCACTGCGGTAGATACTGCCGAGCTGTGACAGCTTATCGAAGTATTTATACTCGGCAGGCGGAAAGTCGGTATAATCAAGCGTGTTTTCGTATGCCATATGCTCCAGCTTTTCAAATGTTGCCGGATCATTGAAATTTATCTTCTTCATAATCATTCGGTGTAAGGTGGTGAAGGGTTTTGCCAGTTTTCCAACACCTTTTATATATATTTATTTTTTTCATTTTCCGTATGAAAGGTTAGAAAAACCCTTAAACCCTTCACCACCCTTCACCCTCCTTTCAGCTTATAGCTATTCCGATGTAACAATTACCGTTTTTTGCTCGCACCTTAGGATACTTTTTCGACAATTCAACACCAAACTTCGTATTTGACATCTTATACTCGTTATTGTCATCGCACCACTGCGCATACGCCGCATAAAGCACGTTAGCCTGCGCATAGCAGTCCTTGCCCTCTGTACACCTGTCCTCGACAAAAGCGGAGATAACATCCATCTCTCTGCGGTACTCCTTGACCATAGCGACTACCGCCTTCGGCATATGCAGTCCCTCAGCCTGATATAGTATGCACCCCTCTACTGCCCAGCGGAAGATAGCGGGCAGCTCACGGCACAGCTTATATTTAAGACGTGGGTCTTTCTTTTCTTCGGGTATCTGTACAGTGAACGGTATCATATGCACTCTGCGCCAGATACCTGTGTCTGTACCTCTGATTATCGGCTTATGATTAGTCGCCATCCACAGTTTGAATTCGGGCTTGAACTCAAACTCATCGCCGTACAGCTTGCGGGCAGTAACTATATCATCGCCTGTAAGCTGCTTCAGCAGACCCTCGTTGATACGCACGCCCTCGTTAGGCTCTACAGACGTAACAAACCTTGCGCCTTTAAGACGTGCTATATCGCTGTTTATGGCACTGCTCTGATTACTGCGTACCATTATTGTTTCCGGCTGGATATTGCTTGCGTAGTCGCCCATAATTGCACGGATAATATCAAGAAACGTTGATTTACCGTTTCTGCCCGTGCCGAACAAGAAGAATACGCACTGCTCCGCCGTTGAGCCTGTCAGCGAATAGCCGACCGCCTTCTGAACATATCGTATAAGGTCCTTGTCGCCGCCGAATATCTCGTCAAGAAATTTCAGCCACTGCGGACAGTCGGCGTTGCTCGTGTACTCTGCCGACGTGATACGGGTGAAGTATGCTTCCGGCTTATGCTCACTCAGCGTACCGCTTTTCAGGTCAAGAACACCGCTCGGAGTATTAAGCACCATCTTGTACTTATCCATCTGTGCCGGCACTATCGGAACGTGATGCTGTGCTTCCTTCAGCATTGCAGATTTCGATTTGTTGCTTCGGCTTGATTTCAGGTGTTTTTCAAAGCTCTTTGCCATATCTCCGCCGTCCTCAGCGTCCATCTGCTCATATGCCTTAGCCTCTGCCTTCATCGCAAGTACAGCCTTATCGGCTATGCGCTCTATTGTTCCGCTGTTGTCGTAGCACCACTTCCTGCCGTCATAATACAGCCAGCGCTTGTCTGTATAACTGTAGCGGATCTCACTGCCGAATAAGTCTATAAGCCGTTCTGCGTTCCCTGTATCGTCAAATGTGTACAGCTTTACAGGCTCGTCCTGTGCCGTATCGAGCTTTGCGTGTACAACAGAGCTTTCACCTGTGAACCTTGCCGTAAACTGCGGCAATTTCTGTGCCGGTTCGTATACCTTCTCACAGTCGGCTATGGCTTTTTGTATCGTTATTGCACCGTAGGTACTGCCCGACTGCCGTCTGTCCCATTTCTCACGCATAAGCCCCGACTGTCTGTATATACAGTCCATCATATCCGCATCACACCTGCACCAGAACGCAAGCATATTGCAAAGCGCCATATCAGCCTCAGACTGTGACACATATCCTGAATAATCGCCCTGCATAAGTGCATTGAAGCGTGGTGCGTTCTTTGCTTTTCCGGCGAGAGTTATAATATCATTTGCGGTTGCCGGAAGTGCCGGCGCATAAGCACGGGGCACAGCGGAAGGCTCACGCCCTCCGCCTATGTACTTTTCGTGCAACGCCTTAATAGCCTCTGTGCATTCGTTTATATCCATATATTCGGCGCACGGATTGCCCGTCATAACGAAAAATCTGCCTGTTTCGTACATTTCGACATTGCCTCGTCTGCGCCCCTGCTTCGGCAGGTTTCCTTTGCAGATTATGTGAATGCCTTTGCCGGACTGCGACAGCTCGGTATATGACTGAAGAGTTGTTATAAATTCGGTGATAATGTTGTTTTCGCCGGTTTTGAATGCGGCTATCTCGTCACCCACTCCGTCAATGTCAACACCGAAATACTCGCAGTTTCCGAACATGAATCCGACGCCTGCGAAACCTGCCGAAGCCGCTACAGCCGTATTGAAATCCGACCATGTGGATGGATCATTGGAGCGAGCAAGTTCGCCCGTATGAGGATTGATCGGAAGTTTTTTTATCTTACCGCCTGCCTCATCGGGTACAGCCTGCCAGCACACCCAGTTTGAGAGCTTTTTAAGCTCATCGGGAATATATTCGTACATTATTTTCCCCATCAGAACGGATAGTCACCGTCATCTTCCGTAACTGCTTCCGTTGCTGCGGTTGCCGCAAAGCTCTCATTTTTCGGCGCTGATACGGTATCGGCGGTCACGGCGGTCTTGAACTTATGCTTGCAGTCGGGGTGCTGTGTCGGTTCAAGATAGCTTACTTTTTCTCTTGTGGTGCCCTTATCGTCCGTTTCGTGCTTTACTACAGCTATCACACACTTGCCGACAAGATCGTCGCAGTATTCCGCAAGATCCTTGTATTCCTTGCCGTCAGTGAGCTTTGCGGCCTTGCCTACTGCCATAAGTCTGCCGAACGTATAACCGTTTACCGCAAGGTCTTCCTTTGTAGGTTCTTTAGCCTTCCATATCTGATAAAACAGGCAGGCGTTGCCGTATTTCTGCTCCGGAATATCATTCCTTATCGTCAGTCTGAAGCTCAGCGATGTACTGCCGCTCTTATATGTTTTCTCGTCTACGCTTGTGATTATCGTTTCATATCTGCCTTCGGGCTTGAGCGCACTCGTAGCCGCTGAATTGTTCTGTGAAAATGCCATATTATTTATCCTCCGTTATAAGTCTTATTGCGTCTTCTGTGCTTCTGCATATACCTGCAACAGCACCCGAACGACGCATTTTTTCAATAAAATTCTTCTGTTCGGGGCGAATACGTCCCGTTTTTGTCTTTACCTCTATGAATATTGCCTTTCCGTCCGACTGCCTTACGCCGAACAGGTCTGAAAATCCGACCGGTACGCCCGTGTCGAAATATCTGCCGTCAAATGTTCTGCCCTTGCCGACGTTAATGCGGAATATCACACAACCGTTCTCGGACAGCGCACGTCTGACAGCATTCTGAATACTGTGTTCTTCTGTCAATAGATAAAACCTCTCTTTCTTGCTTCGTAAAACGCCCAGCCCCTCTGATACCCTTTCTTCTTTGCGTATGCAAGCAGATCGGAATAGGACGAACAATCATCGGGACTGCTGAAATCCAGCCTGAAGCCCTCGATATGAATAAGCTCGGTGCTTTCGCTTGTTTCTATATCCCGGCTCTTTACCGGGAAAACATATCCGCAGTGAGGGCAGATACAGGGCTGACCGGGCGGCGGCGCTCCGAATGTATAGTAACATTCGGGACACTGTTTCACCTTTTCGGCATTCTCCGCAGCTTCTTTCTTTATGTTGCGCTTGCGCTTTTCAAGCGACCACAGGCGGTCATCATCGGGCATTCCGAAGCGTGCGTAATTGCCGACATGATCAAGAATTATCGCACGCTTGCCCGGTCGATAGCGCATACATCTCATTGACTGCTGAATGTACAGCGTAAGAGATTGAGTGGGACGGAGCAATATCGCACATTCGCAGTCGGGAACGTCAAAGCCCTCCGATATTAAATCGACATTGCAAAGTATCGTTATCCGTCCTGCTCTGAAATCCGAAATAATACGATTACGCTCTGCATCGGGAGTTGTACCGTCAATGTGTACGGCGTTTATGCCTGCTTCTCGGAACGCTTCGGCGGTAGCGAGCGAGTGCTTAACACTTGAGCAGTAGCAGACGGCTTTCTTACCGTCTGCAAGCTGTCTGTAGTATCCGATAACATCACCGAATACAGCCTTTTTGATCATTGCCTTTTCAACGTCCGCCGTAACAAACTCGCCCATTTTGATATGAAGCCCCGATAAGTCGGCTACGGACGGTGCATAGTAGTCATACGGTGCAAGACAGTTGTGATCAATAAGCCATTTGGTAGACGGCCCGATTATCAGCTTGTCGTTGACATCACCCAGACCGTCACCGTTCAGGCGGACAGGCGTTGCCGTTACCCCCACACGAAGCACATCGGGGAAAGCATCATAGATTTTCTTGTACGACAGCGCAAGGCTGTGGTGATTTTCGTCTGTAATGATAAGCGCAGGCTTTGACAGTTTTTTTTATCCGTCGTGCTGCGGTCTGCACCATCATCACGTCACAGTAGTTCATATCAACGCCCCAGCGTATGAACGTCCTTATTATCTGCTGAACAAGCTCCTGCCTGTGTACAAGAAATAACACCTTTTTCCCGTTGAATGTAGTCCGCCGTGCTATCTCTGCTACTATCACCGACTTACCGCCGCCGCACCCGAGAACAATGCAGGGAGCGTGATAACCCTCACGCCACGCCTGCCTTGTCTGCTCGACAAGCTCACTCTGATACGGTCTTAGCGGCATTCTGCTTTTCGACCTCCTTCTTTGCACACGCTATGCACAGCTTTCTGCCGAATTTTGCAACCGAGCTTTCAACCATTTCCGCTACCGTATGCTTAGGTGTCGGCATAATGACGGCGCCGCATTCTTCACATCTGTCGGGCTCTGCACCCTCGCTGAGCCATGCGCCGAGCTGAGCACCTAAATCTTCGGTGATAACACCCGACCACTTATCGAGGAATGTTGTGTCTTTTGAAAGACTTGCGATATGCTCACGGTTTATCTGAAATGCTATGTCAAATTCATACTCGGTGTTATCACGCTGCACCGGCGCAAGTCCTATCTTGACAGGAACGGTCTTGCCCCTGTCGTTGATTTCCATAGCATAGCCCATCTTGGTACGCAGTGTAATGATTGTGTGGCAGTTGACCGACAGTATGGTATTGACAAGATTGTTCTGTATCTTTCCTGCCTCGTCCCATGCGGTATAATCGTTCTTTCCCTGACGCTGTGCTATCTGTGATTTGATGTCAAGCACTCCGCCCTCGTTATCCCATGCGTGTGAAAAGCTGTCCACTATTATTACGCCGTCCTCCCCGACCGCCTCAGCCGCCTGTCTGACGTACTCTATGTACTTTTCGGGCGAATACGGCGGTGTAAGCGGGGCGTAGAGAAATTCTCCCGTGCCGAGATCGTGACGATCGGCATAGAATCTGCCACGCTCGTGTTCTGTATCTATAAGGGCAACCTTGCCCCAGTTGCCCGTTATGCCTTTTGCGAGATAGAGCGACGAAAGCGTTTTACCGCTTCCCGACGGTCCCATGACCGCAATTCTCGCCTTTGATTTCTTTCTTGTTACGGGTGTAAATATATTGCTCATAGCTACCTCACTTTATCGTTATATACGGCTTTTTCTCAAGATGTACGGCAGGGAGCTTTTCTCCGCTGTCGAGCAGCTTCTTGACCTCTGACTTGCATATGGTCGGTTTGCTATACTTTATCAGCGATTCGTTGAATGTTTCGGCATAGTCAATAAACTGCCGCTCATCGTCAACAACCACACTGTCACGTCCCTCTGAGAACGTTATTTTTGCTCTCGGCATATCGACCTTTTTCAGTCTCATTGCCTGCATATCCTGTAACAGACGCTTTTTCAGAAACTCTGCCTTTTTGCGCTTTGTCTTTGCTCTTGCCGTCTGTTCCTTAGCTTCAAGCTCGTGGCTGTCTGCCTCACGCTCAAGGGATTTTATGAAGCAGGCGACGTTTTCGGCCTTTTCACTGAACTCACCCTCGATGCCTTCGAGAGTGTCAAACCACATCGTCAGCATATCGGCCTTGTATGCTTCAAGGTCAGCAATGACCTCGCCGTCATCGTCTATATACTCACCGTCAGCATTGGTGTCCGGTTCGTAGTCATTTATAGCGTCAAACGCATCGAAAAGTTCGGCAAACCTGCCGGTTATATCATATAATGTACTGCTCATACGATTTCCTCCGTCATTTTCTCAAAAAACTGCTTTGCTTTGCTGACAAACAGATCGTGATTACTGTCTGCGGAATTATTGCCGATAAACTCGCAGAGCCGCTTTGCCGCATCAATGGCAGTGGCAAGATACGCTTTAAACGTTTCCTTGCTGTCGGGTACTGTCACCGTAAGTTCCGACTGCTCACGCTTAGCGGCTTCAAGCTGACTGCGGAGCTCTTCAAGTTTCTTTTCATTCTCAGCTTTAAGGCTGTTCATTTGCTCCGTATGCTCACGGTTTAAGCGGATAGTATCCTGTAATGCGTCCTCCTGCACCTTGTCAAGCTGCTGCTCATAAGTCTTGCAGATATTATCAAACGCTGTCTTGTCCATAACGCCGTCCTTAGCCGGCTCGACAGCAACTTCAACAGGACGGTTTTCAAGCTCCTTTATCTCGGCTTCGAGCGCCGCTATCTGCTGTGACAATGTGTTCTTTGCTTTTTCGAGTGATTTTGCCTGCTGAGCGGCGGCGGATGCTTCGGCTTCTGCGGCCGACTTATCGGCTACCGCCTTGTCCTTTTCCGCTCTTATCTGCCTTATCTGCTGTTCAAGCTCACGGACGGAGGTGTTTTCAAGGTCGGTGTTCTCGGTTATTTCTGTACGTTCTTCTTCAGAAAGGGAAGATAAAAGATAGAGTTTCTTAACTCCTATTTGTCTCCCCGAGGAGACAAATTCAGCAGGAAGGCTCTCCACAATTTTTATGTATTTGTAGACGTTCTGCCTATTTATCTGAGTTTCTTTTTCGCAGTAATCCTCAAAAGTGTTATACCCCAGCTCTTTATAGAGCTTGCTGTCCCTCATCTCTTTAAAGCCCTTGCACATCTCATACAGGCTCTGTTGTGCTACCTGTGCCGCCGCTTTAATATGGTAGTTAAGATTTACTGCCTTGACATAATCGTCTGTTACCGCCTTTTCTGTATCCGCAGGCGGTGTGCGAAGTCCGGGAATTATCATGCTGTTTTCCTCCTTTTATCGCTGAAAATCTTTTCAAGATGTGTCTTGTAATCTTTAATCAGTGCATCTACGTCCTCGCCCGGTGCTATGTTTCGTTTTCCTCTGACCTGTACGATTTTTCCGTCCGCTGAGACTTCCATTGTATAGTACGGCTTGTCCGGCTCGGATTTTTTACGGATGAACATTATACTCAGAGCGCCTTTTGCGTGCCTTTCGGCATATCCGCCGACGCAATGGCTTAAAGCTTTACCTTCGTAAGCTATATCCGACAGCTGCTTTGGCTGTACTATCATCAGATTACCGTCAGAAAACTCAAGCTGTTTGCGTTCCTCGATATGTTTCGCAAACTCCGCTCTTACCGCTTTATTGTGCTGATACTTGATAGTTACCGACAGCCTTTCGTGCATTGCCTCAAAATTATGCGGAAAGCATATCGCAGTATCTTTAGTGTTGTATTTCAGCCGCTTGCACTGGTCAAGATAATCGCTGTAATCTCTTGTAAATATGCCGTTTTCTTCGATATACCTTGTTATTCTTTGCGGCGTTGCGCCGGTTGCGTCTAAAAAGCGTTTCAGCGTTCCGTATTCATAGTCAAAGACTTTAGATATAAGTATCAGGTCTTCCGGTGTCACTTTTGGAAAATGCTCCTTATTTATCCTGTAAGCGCCGTATAAGTGTTCCTGCCCTTTGAGAGCTTTGAACTCGGATTTTGTAAGGCCGAGCATTTCAAGAAGATTATTACTTTTCCAGTTAATATAACTTGGCAATGTAAGTTTTGCCGTATTGCCCCAAAAGCCTGTATAATTTTTTTGAATCAGGTCATAACCTTGCTTCAGCAAATATTCGAGATTCGGATGCTTACAGTACAGGTCCAGATAGCACATCAGCAGATCTCCCGCATACTTATCGTACTGACTGTATCGCATATCCGACCGGCTTATCGCCTTTTCGTTGATGATTTTATACGAGTTGTTGAAGCTATACCCGTATGAAGCTGAGCAGAAGACCGGCTCACGAAACTCTGAGCGAATGTCCCACCGCTTACCGTCTTCGCTACCGTATCTTACTGCTCCGTCTTTTGCAAACACATAGCGCTGTCGCTCGACGATATAACCGTTAGAATATCTGTGATACCCTCTTGCGAACAATTCCGCACCACGTGTCAGAAATATTATGTAGTTTGCCGCTCCCTTGCCTTCCATTTTGCTCATCTGATCTGCTGTAGCGGCCGGAAAGCTGTGCATAAGAAGTTCCTTACGTTCTTTTTTCATATTACCGCACCTCAGAAGTCGAGCAGGCTGTCAAGGTCAAGCTGTAGCTTGCCGCTGTCTGCTGCTGTGGAAGTTTTGCTGTTGCTGAATCCGCCGTCACCGAGATCAAGCGTCATAGTGCATTTTATATCCGCACCGGGAAAGTAAAACGCTACAGCACGCTTGTAACAATCGAGATCGGATATGTGTTCCTTAGCTCCTGCAACGCTTGCCTTTAGGCAGTCGGCAAAAGACTTGTCCGACTGCTCTATAGCCTGTGCAAATTCGCTGTTCTGCTTTGCAAAAATGCAGATTTCGTCAAGCACATAGGGCTTAACAACGTTTTCGTATTTGCCGAGCTTTGCGTCTGTCAGCTCAGCTGTAAGTTTTTCTTTGATACTCATATTGACTTTTTCTCCTGCCAGTGTTATACTGGTCTTGCATAAATATTTGTTTTGCTCCCTTACGGGAGCTCTTTTTTTTACTCTTCTTCGATGTTCTCAACATCATATCCGCACTCCGGACAACACGGTAATGTTTCCCACGCAGGTGCGCCGTGACATTCTCCTCGATACTCGGTGTAATGTCCGAGTTCCGAGGACGAGCCTGTCCAGTCGCAACGCTCGCATTTATACATCGTCTTCGTCCTCCTCGCCTTCACAGTCTGTTACATTGATATTGTTTACAACGCCGGCAAGTGCCTGAACAATTGCCATTACCTCTTTATAGGAAGTAACCGTTGTGCTAACTTTAAACTTCATTTTTTCTTACCTCTCTTTTTCTTAAGTTCCGCCACCTGCCTTGCCCGGCGGTAGTTTTGCTGTTGCTCAATTGTGGCTCTCGCCTTCCAGGCAACATACTCGCCATACGTCATGCCGTGATAGGTGGCTTCTTTGGCGATTTGCTCAAGATCTGTCATCATGTCCACCTCCTATCATATCCCTATACCATACCTTCATCAGCCATCCCAGCCCGTACCAGACCGCAACAGCGACTATTGCTACGGGTAACATCTCGCCGCCGATAGCCTTGTATCCTCTCTGGGCATACGCCAGCACCGACATCTGTATGTACATCATTACTGCCGCAGAGGCTGTTATCCAGGCTCTGAGGAGCAGGGACAGTATACAGGCAATTATCTTAGATATTTTCATTTTTACCTCCTTATTAAAGTAACCTTCCTTCGTACCACGCTATAAATCGCAATGGATGAATCTCATACTTGTATTTACCGCCTGCACAATGCCGTGCAATACCAAAATGATAATCACCCGAGCGAAGCATATCATCAACCGTCTGTGTTGATACGTCAAGCAAATCGGCTACTATCTCCTTTGGCACTTTCTTATGCCGGAGAATAGCAGGCTTGTACTTTTCTTCCCACTCTCTTTCAATGTTGGCTTCCATGCTCTCACCTCCTGTTTGTTGCAAAACCTTTCCGCTTGTGATACAATGAAAACAAAAATAGAAAGGTGCGATAATCATTGTACATCTCCCGTGATGAATATAAGCTCTTGAAACAATTTTACAAAAGCGACGGTTTTGCCATTAAAAATGACATATCCGACATTCTTTTGGAAAAAGGTTTTCTACAGCATAAGCAAATCAAAATTATGCGTGACGGTAGTCGCCAGTGTTCAGCTGAGCTTGTTATTACCAACAGCGGCACAATTGCTTGTGAAGACTATGCAGATTTCAAGACTTCAAATTTTCGCTCTTGGGCAGCTATTTTCATTTCAATTTTATCGTTGCTCATATCTTTGGTTTCTTTATACGGTTCTGTATTTTAATTTTACATACAGAACAAGTACGGCAACGACAAGAGACACAATAGAAACTGCCAATGATACTTTACTTGTAAAATCGGGGTCAAGCATTTTGTCCTCGATTTTTTCTTTTATATGCCTCAGATTCATGTCCTCACCTCCTCCGGTTGTTGCTATAGTTTCTTTTAGGAGCTCATATTTCACTGAGTAAGGAATCAACTGAACAGTCTAATATTACAGCTAATTTCTTCAGCTTTATGATATCGGGTTTTCTTGCTCCTGTTTCCCACATTCCAATAGTAGACTTACTGACATTCAGTAAATTAGCCAAATTTTCTTGAGTAAGCCCCTTTTTTAACCTGTATTTTTTTATCGTAGTTGACATTGTTTCACCTCCTTCTGTCTTCCTTCTGTGGATATTATATCACATATTGCAGACTTGTCAACAGTTTTATGCACAATTCGTGGACTTGCACAAAACACAAAGTTTTTTATTGACATTTTTCACAAAACGTGATACTATGTTCACAAGGAGTGATTTTTATGATTTCTACAAAAATTAAAGACCTAAGAATTAAAAATGATATTACTCAAGAGCAATTGTCAAAAGAACTTAGTGTTGCAAAGAGTACAATAGGTATGTGGGAAAATGGTCGCAGAGAGCCGGACATTGATATGATTAAGAAAATTGCAAAATATTTCAAATGTCCTGTTTCGTCATTACTCGACGATAAAATTACCTTAAACTTCGTTCCTCACGAAATTGATGAAGATGATGCTTTGATAAAATGTCCTATATGCGATTATGAAATAACGCATTTTGAGGGAACTAAAACCATTTGTTTTGACAACCAAAAAAGCGATGGTATAGCACTTGAATTTTCTTGTGAAGACGGTCATAGGTTTTATCTTATAATAGAAAGTTTCAAAGGCAATTCTTATGCTGTTTTTGCTGATGAAACTTGTTCAACATTTAAACCATTAAGTCATGTTTTTGAAAACACACCAATTTCATTAAGTAATTTATGGAATATTACCAATAATAAAAAATATCAATCTTTAGACGCTTTCGGCAAAAAAGCAGTTGATGGACTTCTTGACATTGAATACGATAGAGTATCAAAGTCTAAAAAACCCACTTTTATGTTTTCTCATTTTAGTGTTAATAAAGTATCTGCTGGTTGCGGCTATTCACTTGACGATCCTGATCAATGGAAATCTTTAAGAGTAATTGATAATGAAGTTGCACGAAGAGCAGATTTTGCAGTTGAAATAGATGGTCATAGCATGGAACCGACCTATTCAGACGGAGATATTGTTTATATCGTGAAAACCAATGAAATTCCAAAAGGAAAAATAGGTTTATTTATTCAGAACGGAAAAGGTTACATAAAAGAAGCAGGGGATAACTGTTTAGTATCCCACAACAAAGAATATAAGAACATATATCCGTCAGACGGTGATATCGAATGCGTTGGCAGAGTTATAGGGGTAGCTGAGCCAGTATAGTAATCTAAAAATTACCGCTAAGGTCGTGAAACGCTACCTTAGCGATGGTCGTCCTCTACATGAGGGCGTGGATTGAAATAGGAGAGGGGAAAATTCCCCAGTCCGAATATTTCGGTCGCCCTCTTCACGAGGGCGTGGATTGAAAAAACGAAAGTAAAATTGCGTTGGTTGATTTTGTGTCCCCGGGGACACAAAAAAACTGTACGGAATTTGTCGCCTCGGGGAGACAAATCGGAGTAAATGTTGAATCGATTCAACAAATTGGGTAGACAAATAGCCCAGTCATCTGAAAAATTTGTGCAGACGTCTGCACATTTATACGAGGGCGTTTCGGGTTGTTGCGGGTTTTCGGGTTTTTCTAACCTTTCATACGGAAAAAGAAAAAAATAAATATATATAAAAGGTATTGGAAAACGGCTCAAACCCGCAACACCCGCAACACCCACAACAAGATATTATTAAATACCAGAAGATTTTGTCCAATCGATTGGACATTTGTACGAGGGTGAAGGGTGGTGAAGGGTTTAAGGGTTTTTCTAACCTTTCATACGGAAAA